GGTACTTTAAATAACTCCCTAACTTTATCTATTCTGAAATCATCTAAAATATTGAAAAGTAATTTCTCCCCTAAAATTTCATTTTCTACTTCAACTTCATACAAAAACTTTATTTCTTCTGCTTTTATTCCATATTCATTTGCGTAGCTATAAATCCTAGATTTTCTACTGCTTGTCCTCCCTAATTTGTAATACATGTTTCCTTCTTCGTCGATCATTTTATGATTCCACATTATGTATAAACCAGAAACTTCGATTTCTTTTTTTAGTTTGCATTTTTTCATATGTCTATGCATATTACAATTTTTAGTAAATGACTTTTGACAATATATACATTTATAATCTCTTTTTAAATGAATAAGGGAGTTTTTGGAGTCACTAGACTCATTTGACTCATTTAATGACTCTTCATCCCCATATTTTTTTTCAGCTTCATTCATTTTCTTCAAATGTTTCTTTGTTTTTAGGTGTCGTTCATAACTTGTTATTTTTTTAGAATTAAAACCACATAACGAGCATGCGTATTGAACCATAACTTATATACATATAGTATACATAATTATCTTTAAATATTATTCAATTGACTATCTTTTTGTCTCTTTTTTTCTCTTTTTTTGTCTCTTTTTGTCTCTTTTTTGTCTCTTTTTATCTCTTTTTGTCTCTTTTTGTCTCTTTTTTAAAAATTGTCTAACGATTCAAAAATATACTTTTTTTTCATTCAAAAAAATTTTTTAAAATAAAATAAATGGTTAATAATATCATACATCGTATACTTTTGTTTTTTTTTTCAAAATACAAAATAAAAAAAATAAATAATTTTAGGATTTTTTTTTACGCCCGCGAGAAAAAAAAACTCTCTCATAAAAAATGAGAGTTGAAAAATAAAATAAACAATTTTTTTATAATCAAGAAATTTGTTTTCAGAAACGATTCAATCATTTTTCTAGATAGATCGATAACAAAATAAATTGATTCTTTTATTCTATAATAAAATCAAAGAAAAGATAGATCCAACTAAAGTATAAACAGATAAAAAAATTTTTTATATAAGTAAATCGTTTAATAAAACAAAATAGACGCTTTTATTTTTTATTTGTTTAGGTTTTTATGTTTTTGGATTGAGAATGAATTATTTATAATTTTTTAGGATATTTTTTTCAAAGAAATCAATTGGATGAATGTGTCTAAATCATATCTACATCTTGAAAATTCCCGGATGTATATCAAAAGACTTAGTGGATAAATTATCATTCATAGCCATAGTATCGCAATCACAAATATCTTTATTTTCTTCATTTTGCTGTTCTTCATCTTGTTTGAGTTTATATTTATGAAATAGATCTTTTAAACAGAATTTGAATTCTAATTTTTTGTATGTAAGTATCATACATAATAATAAAACAATCCAGATATTTTTTTTATAGAAACATCGTACTTTTTTCTGAATTTTAAAAAAATCATATTCGGTGGTATCATATTTTTTATTACTTTGTAAAGAATTTCGGTCAACTAAATGAGCTAAAAATAAGAAAATATTGAATTCATTATCTAAATAAATGTCTTCATCATGATATTTATAATTATCTGAAAAATTGTAATTTGTTTTCTTAAAATTTTCCATATAATATTTATATATATATTTTAAATCTTCGCAATATTTAATCTTTTTTGTATTATTTAAAAATTTTTACATAACTTGTCTTCGCATCTTCAATTTTTAATATTGCATCATTAATAATTTTATTATAATTTTTTATTTTATTCAAAATCTCTTGATATTTTAAAAAATTTTCGTTAAAAAGGTTCCTAGAGAAATATAGGGGATTTGTTTAAAAATTCAAGATAAAATTCTTCATACCTAATAAAAGATATTTTTAATTTATTTAATTGAATTTTGTGTAACAGATCTTTAGACCTAAAATAATCAAGTTTATTTTAATGGATATATTTTTTTAATCATTTATAAATTTTGTAATCAAAATTGAATCCTAATTTCGGAGCGTTCCGAGTTGCCTTGGCAACGTAGGAAAACGCCGATCTTTGATCGGCATTGGCGCAAAAGCGCCCAACTCAGATAGGGCAAAAGCCCTATCATAATAAGTGATTCCATATTTAAAAAAGAATGTTAAAGATAAATTTAATTTAATTAATTCTTCATTAATTTTACAAGGAATTTTAGCTTAATCTGATAATGAACTATATGGAATATTGAAATAATTATTGATTTTATCAAAGAATAGTATTAAATTTTCATTAATATTTTTATGATGAATATTTATGAATATGATTGAAATTTGATTAGAATTTATGCTCATATTAATTTATTATTAAATAAGAAAATTTTTGTTTTATTATATTAATATGATAGAATTTAAAAAATTTTTGTTTAACTTTGTTATTGGTGGATTTTCAATTGCCATCATTACTTATTTTATTGAAAAAATACAACCGGAGCTTGCTTCAATTTTATGGGCTGCTCCATTTGCGTTATTTTGTATTATTTTTCTTTCAAGCATAATGAAAGTACCAAATTTAGTAATTACAAATTTTGTATCATTTACTATAGTTTACTTATTTTTAACTTTATTATTTAATATTATATTTTGTTTTCTACTAAAAAAAACATATTTAAAAACTCACAAATATGGTATATTAATATCATTATTTATAGTATCATTCCTTTACTTATTAATAGCATTTATAATTTATCATTATAAGATAAATAATTATCTTGTGAATCAAAATATTTTTTGATTAACTTAAATAATTTATATATTTTTCAGAATTATTCATTTCAATTTCTAAATAATCTCTTTTTATTAGAGAGTCAATAGTGGATTCAATAAATATATTTGTAGGTTTGAATAATAAATTTGCATTTTTTACTTCCATTATTAATAAATCAAATAATAATTTTCGACGACTCTTCATTATTCTAACAATAAAACTTTCAAGAATATCTTTTCTATTTTCCACTATCAAATTTTGATTTTGATCTTCATTTTTTGATTTATTAATCATAGCAATAGGAAGAGTAATCCTTATTTTTTTAGAATTAAAATTTTTATTGATTTCTAATAATTCATCATTTCTAGATATTAAATTAGATCTAGTTAGATTTTTTAAATAAATATTTAAATTTATTCTATCTATATTCAATTTATCTGATATATCTTTTTCATTCATTTTATTATTATTAGTATATAGTGTTTTGAGTATTGTATATTCAATTAATGTAAGTGTTATAATATATTTTTTGTTATGTTGAATATTATATTTAAATGTAACAGTGCTTAGATCATTATTCCATTTTATTTTCTTTTTGGGGTGATCTTTTATATATGTATCACTGTATTTTTCTTGTAATTTTAATATATTTTCATCGAGATTACATTCAGTAATAATATTTTTATGCCAATAATCATAGGTTAAAATAAATATTTTATCTTCACTTATATGATCTTTAAATAAATATTTACTATTTTTATAATCTTGAATTTTCTTTTGTAAAGTTAGACAATATGAATAGGATGAAAATATTTTTAAATTATTAATAATTTCAATTTCATTATCTATATTTAAATTTTTGAATAATAGTCTATGTTCTAGATACTTAGAATATAGATTAATAAAATAATCTTTTTGTTCTAGATTTGTAAAAATATAAAAATATGTTTTTAAATATTCATTATTAATAAAATCATCTTTTAATAATTTTATATTTATATATTTAACCATTAATTTTATAAATGATATTTTTATATTACCAAATTCTAATGTATTTTTAGTAAAATGACATATAAATTTATTTAATTTTTTAATAATAATCTGATTATTTTTTAATAACTTTGTAATAATATTTTGTTTTATGATTGTCAAATTTTGCAATAAAGATTCCATAAAATCTTTTGGATCATTATGATAATTTAATAAATTGTCGAATCTGATTTTAATATAATCTAATATGTAATTATTAAAACAGTCATATTCTTCTATTTTGAGGAATAAATTTTGAATAATACTAATCGATCTTGGATTTTGTTTATTTAGTTCATAATTTTGAATATTCATATGGTTGAAAAATTCTTCATCAATGATACTATGAATAAAAATTTTATTGTTAAATAAATGGAAATTATGTTTAATAATTAAAGAATTTATTAGCATATTATAGTTTAAAAATAAATCTAAATTGATTTTATTATCTTTATTTTTGAATAGATTTAATATTTTCTTTTCTTTTTCCAAATATGTATCCAATTTTTTTATTAATTCATTCAAGTTATCGGGTATGTTAATATTTTCTTTATAATAATTTTCTGTATCTTTATGTAGTTTTATGATTAAAATAGATTTATTATTAAAAATTTCAAATATCTTCATGAAACTAAACATATTATAAATTTGTTTAAAATTATAATCATTAAATTTTGAATTTCTAAAAATATTAATTTTTCTTATGAATTCATCGATTAATTTTTCTTTATATGGCTTATATATAATATTTAAAAATATTTTTGTGGATAATTCATTTAAATTATCTAAATTATTCATATCTATATAGAATCTTTCTAAATATCTAAATATCAATTTAGAGATAATAGATATGGATTTATGATTTTGATAAAATAAATAATTTAATTCATGGAAAATATTTTCAGATTTATATAATAATTTTTGATTAATAGATTTTAATAAAATAGATTTATAGTGATTTTCTAAGGATATATTAAAATAATTATAAATAAAATTTCCATATATATTATCATTATCATTTTGTAAAAATAAATAAATTTTTGTGTAGTATTCCAATATATCCTCAGTTTTGAATTTCGAATCTTTTCTGAAATAGGTAATATTAAAAATATTTTTTATTGAAATATCTATTATGTCTTTTATCTTTTCATAATTTTGATTCATAATTTATTAATTAAATCTTATTTTAATCAATTTTTTTTAAAAAAAATTTGATATTTAAATTTACAAGTACATTAGCGATGGAATCTAATAAGATAGTAGATGGTCTGAAATCAATTATTGAGAATGATGAAGAGGAATCACTAATTAATTTTATTAATAAATATCAACTTGATATTGTGAATCAAAATATGAATAATATTGAAAAATTTATTGATCTCGAAGATATTCATTTCTTTAAATATAACCTTGGCTTGAATATAAATAATAAAAATTTTAAAATGATTTATTATATTATTTTGTATAAAAATTATATTTCTACAAGCGAATATTGTAAAACACCGATCAATATTATGAAATATATTATTGGAAATATTTTACCGATTGTAAATATTGAAAAAACAATAATTTATAATATAGTAGTATTTATAAGTGGATCATTTCCATATTATATACTAAATTCAATATTTAAAAAATATGATAATTTATTTAAAAACCCAAATTTAGTATTACTAGATAGTATATATTGGAAGGATAATATTTATGCTAAATGTTTATCCTCGGCATTGCAGAATAATAATTTATCTATTATTTATAATTTATCATTGATAGAAAAATTAAAATTTTGGGAAATATGTTTATTAAGTTATCATCATTTAGATATGTTATTTCAATATTATAATCATAATTCTCAAAAAAATCTTAAAAAAATCATAAAAAATAAGAAAACAAAGAATAATTCAATTATTATTTCTATACGGAAATCATTAGTAAAAAATAACCAATTTTCACTTTTAAATTTATTTTATCGAACGAACGGATTAGGAGATATGTACCAAGATTTATCTGTAATAGAAGAATTATTAATTTCAAGAGATCTTTTTAATATTAATAAATGGCTTTTGATAAATTCATCAAATTCTGATTCAAAATTTAATTTAGATGATTGGATCAATTTATTTGAGATTACAAATAATATCCATCTATTTAAAAATTTATATATAGATAATATTATTGAAATCTATGGATTATTAATAAAATATTGTAAATATAAAACTATTATTTTTGATTGTCGATTGTATAGTGGTATAAGTTTGATTGATGTATTTGCATCATTAAAAGGTGGTTGTAGAATATTAAAGAATATAGATGTTTATGTTAAAAATTGGGATGGAGAAAACATTATAAATGTAAATAATTTGAATGGATGGAATCCAATATTAAATAGTGCTCGTTATAGTGATTTCATTACATTCCTATTTTTATTTGAGAGATCCAATGATTTAAATAAATTTACTTTGTCAAATACTTCTAGATATTATTTCACTATTTTAAATTGTTCGCTTATGAATAGTGATGAAAGAATTTATAAATTCATTTTAGAACATTTAGATTCGTTTAGTTCGGAATATATAAAAATTTTAGAAGATCATTTAGAATTGGGAATTGAAAATTTATTCTTATCCAAAAATATTCCAATACGTTTTAAATTAAAAAGATTAGAATATTTAGCAAAATATTTTGATTTAAAAAAAAATATAAATTGTATGATTTCTGCTTTTATTGTGTATTTCCAGGAAAATTATATATGCAATAAAAAAAGATTTTATAATGTTTGTTATTTAATTAAGAAATATGATCCTAAATTAGAGATCATAGATGAATATACATTATTAAAAATTTGTATAGATCTTTACGATAAAAATAAAAATAAAAAATATAAAAATATATTTACAAATTTATATAGAAGATTCAATTTTAATGAAAAACAAATTTTAAGTATTTTTAAAGAATCAATATTATTATTATCTTGGTTCCATCCGATTAATCAAGAGATTTTAAATATTATTCCTGACTTAAAGTCTTTAAATAAATATAATAAATGTATGATTATAGATAGTGTGATAAAAAAAAATTATTATAATAGGTTTAAAAAATTGGATGAAATTCTTTTCATATTAGGAGATCAGGGATTTGATTTTAAAAGTTTAATATTTAATTATAAAAATGAAAAAATACATATAATCAAGTATTTAATACTAATTTATAAAAGAAATATTTTAAATTTATTTTTAAGAAAATATATATCATTGGATTTAAATGATATTCATTTTATAGATAATTTAAATCCTTATCAGTTTAAAATAATCTTACCTTGGATTAAAATATATCGATTTTTGAGAATTCAAATTAGAAGAAGGAATAATAATTATTTTCAAATTAATAAAAAGAAAATGATGTGTGCTAAGACAGATCTTTTGTATCGTCCTATTTTGTTAGAAAAAGAAAATAATTTTGATTCTGGATTGGAATATCGTAAAACAATTTTTGATTATCAGGATTATATTGAAGATGATATATTTAATAATAAAAAAAAGGCACTACATTTGGATATTTTTAATATGCAAGCGATTAGTAAATCTAAAAATTTATGTATTACGGAAAAAGCTGATGGGATTAATGTAAAGAATTTACCAAATACTATAGTTCCAAATCTAAAAATTAAATTAAAATATTTACGAGCGGAATATATTAAACATCTAAATCTATATTTAGTATTTGATGTTTGTGATTTACAATGTGGCATTGATATTGGTACATCTATGAAGGTTGATCAATATATTAAAATGGAATGGTTAAGAAGTTTACATACATATACCAATAGATGTCCAATAAGAGAGGAGTTTAATCAAAAAAATGTTTATGAAGAAGAAGAAAATATTAAATGTTTTTTGGAATTTGAGCGAGATGTAAAGAAATATGAAGGTCCTTTATGGTATCCTAAAAAAGTTTGGAGAATAAATAAAAATACCAATTTATTTTCTTTACTGAAAAAGAATAGTTCTTTGTGGAAGATGAGTATATTTCCTTGTGATGGATGTATAATTTATGATAAAAATAATAATTTAATTGTAAAAATAAAACCTTTAAATTTCTTAACAATAGATTTAAAATATGATAAATTGAATTGGAAAACCAATGAAGGGGTTATTATTGATAATATAGAAATATTGAAAAATGAAATATATAAGATTGGAGTTTGGCGATGTTATTATGATAATAAAAATGGGACATGGATACCGAAGGAGTTTAGAACTGATAAAAAAATAGCAAATAACTATGATTTAGTTAAATTGATAAAAATACAGCAAGAATTATCGTGGAATATTTTTGATGAAAAAATGAATAAGAAAATGTATTATGAAGAAAAAAAAAAAATGTCGGATTCAAATTGTCATAAATTTTTGAACTATCAGCGTAGTGAATTTCTAAAGATGATTAAAAAAAATATAGGAAATAGTATTTTGGATATTGGGTGTGGATATGCAAAATATTTGAGTGAAATAGAATATAATTTTTGGTTAGGATTAGATATAGATATAGATTGTTTGAATAGTGTAATGAAAAATGATTTAAACAAAATGAAAAGACAAATATTATATTTTGATATTGGAAATAAGTGGAATTTGGAGAGTCAGGATCGAAGATTATTGTGTCAAAATTATAATAATTTTTACGAAAAACGCTTTGATTTGATAATATTAAATTTTAGTTTCCAATATTGTTTAGAAAAAAATTCGTATAATTACATTGCAGGTGAGTTATATAATAGATGTGAAAATGATGGAAAAGTAATTATTAATTATATGGATGGTGATAAATTAGATGAAAATGTTAAAATTCCTAATATTCAATCTTGTAAGAATCATAATTATTTAAAATTTCATTGGGTGCACAGTAAATGGCATAAAGAATTGAAGATGTCGGGAAAGAAGTTGAAAAAAAGTATGATAGATAGTGGTTTTAGAATTATTGAAGATTTATATAATATTTCGGAGGATTTGAGTATTGAATTTAAGAATATTCAAAAATTATATAATTATGTTACATTTTTAAAAAATTAATCACTGAAGAATACATCATATTTAGGATCGTATGCCAATTTGCTTGGGTTTTGTCTTCTGAACATAGCTCTATTAGTAGTTTTAATGAATGGATCGGTGGGATCAACATTATCTGCTGCGATTCTACTATGTCTTCTATTTTTGGGTAATTCGCCTTTGTAGTCACGTTTAGGAACTTCGCATGGTGCACATGGAACACAGACACATTCTTCTTCGACAGTTTCTTCTTCTTCTTTGGGAGGTGGTCGTTTGGGGGCACAGATTTGGATGATTTCGCAATCGATTTCTTCTTCTTCGACTTCGGGACAAATTCCTTCACAAGTTGTTTGTTTAGGACATTCGGGATGGTCAGCACATGGATCACAAGAGCATTGTCCGCTTGAATTTCCATTTTCGTCTTTATCTGGCCAGCAGCAATAATTAGGATTATCATAGGAGACTTGCATACCGGGCATAGGGCATCCAGATGAACCGCCTTTACCATCATCTAAACGTGGCATGCATGTTTTAGGAGGACATTTTTGTATACAGAGAACTTCGCCAGATCCTTCGCCTCCTTTATTTATAGCGCACCAATTCCTATCATTTGCGGAAGTTTGAAAGGGAGGTTCACATTGTTTGGATGGAAAAGTTGAAGCGGGGACGCACCATTGTGTTCCGCGAGTATCATCTTTTTTATCATCTGAAAACATTGGTCCAAAATCATCCATTGAGTTAAATTCATTTGATTCATATTTTTTGTTGTTGTCGTTTTTCATTCCTTGACCATCCATTTGTGGATTGAATTTGCCTCTTTCCCAATCGGAAAGATAAAAATCACCATTTGAGTTTTCGAATGCTTCTTTTTCTTGATTTGAACTGGACTTTACTACAAGAAGTAAGAATATAAATGCAGTTATTAGAGCCATAGGTAAATTAAACGTACCTATATATATTATTATGGCTAATGAAATAATTTTGCCAATAGTTGTATTAAAAATGTCAATAAATTTTGTTGGTATTAAATCATAAGCAACTAATGCAATAAATAGGCAAATGTAGATGATTATGCAATAATAACATTTCATTTGTTTGTCGATTTGAAATTTCATTTTATTATATTATATATAAATATAATAAAAAAAAAAAATATAATATTTATAAATTAATTATTAAATAATCTAAATTAATAGTATATATTTTAGTGTCATAATGAAAAAAACAAAAAAAAAAAAAACGATTCACAATTTAAAATGTAAATTAGAAAAAACGAAAAAGTGTGGATCAAAAAATAGATCTAAAAATAATTATGATAGGAAATCGTTGGAATCTATATATAAAAAATGTTTTCCAAATGTTACAAAATTTGAATTAAAAAGAAAAAATATGGATAAATTATGTTCAGAAATTAACTTAAAACAAGAAATTGTCAATAAGAAATATATGACTATGAACCAATTAAAACAAAAATTGAAAACAAGTAGTCATTTAATACAAAAATTAGATTATGGTTTCAATGACATAAAAAATAGAAAAAAATTTATTGATGCAATATTAGGAGGTGAAATATTAATTACTAATTTAAAAATAGATTATCCTTATCAATTAAGCAAATTTCCTTCTACAGGTAAGAAAGTTTTAAAAAGTTATCCATTCAATGTATTATATGTAATGAAATTATTAAATGGAAATATTAAATTTCTAAGTGATGAAAAAGGAAATACGGGTTATCCATTTAAATTATGCTTTAGTGAAGATTGTAATGAGGAAAAAATTGGAATAAAATTATTACCATTTGTGCGAAAATATGGATGGTATTCGAAAGAGTGTATTGATAAAAAATTAAATAGTTTTAGAAAAAAAGAAAAAAATAATTTATCATATCCTCAAATTGAAAAAAATTTAAAATTGGATTGTATACAAGAAGATAGGAAAAGGCCAGAAAATGTAGAATCAAAACTATTATTTATGTTTAGTTCTTTTGTGTTAGAAAATAAGACACCCCATATAATTTTACCTATTATGACTTTTACATGTAAAATATCCGAATTACTAAATTTGTATCCGGATAAACCTCCAAAAAAAATATTATTACAAAATGTTAAAAATTATGAAGATTTTAATTTAGCAAATGTTTTAATCACAGAGTGGGCTTCAGAAGGAGATTTAGAAAATTACATAAAAAAAAATTTAAAAAAATGGTCCCCAGAAACTGCCACTCTCAAATTAACGATTATTTTTTTTCAGATTCTTTTTACATTTCTAATAATCTATATAAAATATCCAAATTTTAGACATAATGATCTAAAACCTAATAATATTTTAGTCTCAAAAACACAACAAACTCAAGGATATTATTTATATAATTATAACAATATTTATTTTAAAATACCAAATATAGGTATACAAATTAAATTATGGGATTTTGATTTATCGTGTATTGATGGTGAAGTTTATAATTACAAAGTTAATAATATGGAAAATTTTGGAATTAAATTAAATAAAAATCATTATTATGATATTCATACATTTTTGAATTATATATTATTATATACAATTAAAATTAAAAATATGCCATTAAAGATAAAAAAATTTATACATAAGATTATACCAAAAAATTATAGATATTATGAGAATTTTCCATATACCTATTGGGCAAGAATCATTGATGATCAAGAAATAAAGCCTATATCTTCAATTTTCTATGATGAATATACTAGTAGGGATGGTTTATTTTTTCCTTTTATTATCGAAAAATCAAAAATTAAAGACATTAAATTTATAAATAAATATAATTATTAATGTTAATGTATATTTTAAATTAAATATCATATTAGTAATGATTAAATTAAAGACTTTGTGCAAAAAATAAAATTGATGATTTCAAACGATCAAAAGAGGTACTAATATTTGTCAAAGCACTATTTAATAATGTATCATTATTTTCGTAATTAACAGTTTGATTGAGTTTATCTTCGACTAGAATATAATCATCATCATTTTTTTGATTTGGATTTTTTGGATCTTGATTAGCTATATTTTTATTATTATTTTCGAAATCATTATTTTGTAAATTTGATGGAGATCTAATTTTTCTGTTCAAATCTTCATCAAAATTGAATAGCATTTCGTCATTTGAAGATAAGCTATCCGAAATTATACTATTTTTTACAAATTCATCTTTATTTTCAATAAAAATTGAATCTAATTTATCATGATCGCCATCTTCAATAATAATAGTATGATCAATCGAAATTTTTTCTACATACTTTTTTTCTAATTTTTCATTAAAAATTTCATTATAAAGATTATCTATTTTTTCATGATCTGTAAACCATGGATGATGATAAAATTTTTCCCATGTCAATCTTTTTTTTGGGTCTTTTTGTAATAAGGAAAATAGAATATGTTTGCATTCTGAGGAAAGATTAATATAATTTGGGATAATTACTTCTTCATATTTCATCATTCTGACCAAATCATAAATATTATTTGCTTTATATGGTGTTTTCCCAGTTAGCATTTCGTAAAGGATGACTCCAACAGACCATAAATCAGCTTTATCAGTATATTTTTTATAATTCAGAATTTCGGGCGCCATATAAAGTGGACTTCCGCATACGGTTTGGGACATACATTCGGAATTAATGGTTTTAGCGAATCCAAAATCTGTAATTTTTAGAGATAGATCATCATAAATTAATATATTTTGTGGTTTTAGATCTCTATGTGAAATATTATTTTCTAGTAAATATTTGATACCTTCTGATAGTTGTTTTAAATATTTTTTTGCAAATTTTTCTCTTAAAGGTTTACCATTTAAAAATTTAGACAAATCGCCTCTAGAACAATATTCTAAAATGATGTAAATATTTTCTTCTCCTTGATAATCTTCGTAAATTACATCATAAAGTTTAAGAATATTTTTGTGATTTAATTTTTTCATAATTTTTATTTCTCGATCTATATAACTCCGCATTTTTTTTAAACCTTTTCTATTAATTTTTTTAACGGCTACATTTATTTGATTAGTTAGATTTTTCCCTTTATATACACTTGAGAAGGTGCCCTCGCCAATTATATCTTTATCAATTTTATAATCTCCTATAATAAATGTTCCCATTATTATATATCAATATTTTATGCTTTATAAAAAAAACTATTTAATTCTTTATTTTATTTTCAATAATTTAAAATAGAAATATATTATTTAAACGATTTATGTTAGCTAGAATATTTTACTATTTATAGAATTGAGTTATAGAGGAAGAAAATAGTGATAAATGAAATATGGTATTTTTTTACCATATTTATTATAAAAATGATATCTAAAAATATTATAATTAGTTTTATATTTATTAATAAATTTTAATATACGTTTTGATAGTAAAGTAAAAAAAATTTCTAATAAAACAATCATGACATAAATTGTGGTTTTTTTAAAAATATAGAAATTAAAATAATAACAAATATTTTTATAGAAATTTAAATAAATAGGCCAAGTATTATCTCCTGGAGAGTCTGTTTGAAAACAGATACTTTCACTAAAGCCATATTTATTTATTTTATATAATAAGTTAAAAAAATAATCAGCAAATGAAAATTTATGAGGTAATATTTCTTTGTGATTAACAATATATTTCATGGCTTTTTTATTGATGATATAACTATGAATCAATATCCATTCTCCTTTTTGTACACTGCGATTAATATTATAATATTTATAAATAGGCATTCCTCCAAAATAAAATATACCCCATTTCTTATTTTTTTTAAAAAAATTTTTTAGATCATTACTTTTTTGTAATGTTATTTTATCTAAATCAAAATAAGCATCATCTTCCAAAATTAATATTCGATTCCATTTTTTTTTTAATGAATATTTCATGACATTTATATGAGATAAATAACTACCATAAACACTTCCCTTGTCATGTTTATTACTTAACCATAAATGATAATTATTTTCATTAATATTAATTTTTTTTAAATTTTTTTTTATTTCTTTTTGTCTTTCGGTGGATTTGTAGAGTGATATGATAAAGATTTTATCAACATAATTATTGATATTAAACATTTGTTAATATTGTATTTATTAATTAATAATTATTTCAAACTCATAAAAAAAATTAAAAATATATAGAGAATATAGTATTGTATGGAAATTATTGCATTTGATATATATATTTATAATTATTTTAAAAAATGGATGGAAACTATTTATCCTAAAAAGAAAAAAAATGATTATGGGATTTTTTTTTTAATTACGATGATTCATTTGTTTCACTTATGTATAATTTTGTTTTTTATATTTGGTATATTTTTACCATCTAAATATTTATTATTTTATGTAATTTTTTGGATTTTAATGTTAAGTTCATGGTATATTTTTTATAGTTGTCCATTAAATTTAATAACTTACAAGCTAGGTGGTGAATATTACAATTTTTTTAATATTTCTATTTTATTGAGAAATATAATAGTAATACTAGCTATCTCCATATCCTTAATTGGATATAAAAATGAACGATTATCATTACATTATAATTTAATAAAATTTTTAAAATATTTTATAAAAAAATTTGATAATTAAATATTTTTCATAAGAAAACAAATTTAATGGGTGATAAAAAAGAAATATCTGATGTCGATGATCCAAAATTATGGAAATTTAATATTGAAATACTAAATAATACATATATTTTCAATTATATTTTGCGATATGCTGGTCATTTATCAAATGATAATTCATTTTTGATGGATGAGATTCTAAAATATGATAATGAAGAGGAATACAAATATAATGATGGTAAATATTTTTTAAATATAAAAATACCTTATGGTACATCTTATATAAATTTTCAAAATAATCAATTAAAGTTTATATATATAGAAGAAAAACAAAATGCCGTTGGTACTGCATACAATGTTCGATTTTTAGAATTAATAAAAATTTATTCAAATGAATCAGTTAAGCATATAAGTGATTTTATCTTGAAATCAAGAAATTTCTGCGAACCTACAGGTAATGAAAAGGTTGTTTGTAGAACATTAAAAAATTCAAGCTGGACAGTGCTTTCAAAATTACCGAAACGATCGATGGATACAATTTTCTTAGATTCTGTTAAGAATAATATTATTGATGATATTCAAGATTTTCTGGATTCTGAAGATGATTATATTCGTTTTGGTCAACCATACAAAAGAAATTACTTATTGCATGGTCCGCCAGGAACAGGGAAAACTAGTTTAATCTTTTCAATCGCATCTAAATTTGATTTGGATATATCAATTATAAGTTTTGATCCCAAATTGGATGATTCATCATTATTGAAAGCAATAAGTAATCTGCATGAGGATTGTATTTTGTTGTTAGAAGATATAGATACATTATTTATTGAAAGAAAAAAAAATATAGATTCATGTTCAAATGTTTCTTTAAGTTGTATTTTAAATATTTTGGATGGTGTTGGAAGAAAACATAAGATGATTACGTTTATCACGACGAATTATATTGATAAACTTGATGATGCTTTAAAACGTAAGGGAAGGATTGATATTGATATAGAATTTGATGTTGCTTCAGAAATTCAAATTAAAGAGATGTTTTCATATTATTTTAAAACTATTAAATTAGAAACTAAGGAGCTTAGAACTATTAAAAATATGAGATTAACTACAGGTGTACTACAAAGTTTCTTCTTTAAAAATAGGAAATTAAATAACAAAGAGGAACTTTTAAAAATTTTATATAAAGAATGTAAAAAAGAAACATCAAATTCTACATTATATGTTTAAATTGATTATAAAGCGTTTAAGAAATAAGATTAAATTTATTTTGTGTTAGATAATGAAGAAATTTTTTCTTATTTTTTTATTGATGTTAATATTATTTTATATGGCAGTTTATTTATATGTTAAAATAAATCATAAATATTGGAGTAAACAGCCTGTTCAACATTTCTTAAGATTTAATTTAAATGATGATATAATTACTGGTAAGATGCCAGAAAAATTTGATCATCCAAATTATAAAGTAGAGGCAATGAAGATAGAAAAAAATAATTTAAAACAGATTAAAGATCTTTTGAATAATTGTTATAATATATCTGATGATTATAAATTTACTTTTTCGAATGAATATTTGGCATGGTCATTAAATTTTCCACATGAAGAATATCGATTGGATAATAGAATTAATTTAAATTTAGGAATCAGAGATGGTGAAAATCTTATTGCATATTTACATTCAAAAGTTTTGACAATTATGTATGATCAAAGAAAAATGAAAATGTTTTATGTTGATTATTTGTGTATTGATAAGAAATATCGTAAAATGAGTTTAGCTCAGAGTATAATATCTTATATAGTTGATAATGGTAATTATGGAATAAAAACATTTTTATTTCAAAAGGAATATTTTCCATTACCATTTCGTTATATTTTAAAATATAGTGAATATTTAATTTATTCTGAAAGTAGAAAAGATGATAGTGTAAATGCAATATGTGAAAGTTCAAATTCTGGCATAAACAAATCGGAAAGATCAGAAATGGATGTAAAGGAAAATTATATTCAAATAGATGTGAATGAGTTGACAGATGATAAAAAAAAAAAATATTATGATTTTTATTTAAAGTTTTTAGATGACTTTGATTTTTATACATTATTGAGTTATAATGAATTTTTGTATTATTTAGATAATAAGGATTTTTGCTTTTACACTAATTTAGGGAATAATATAGAATTGTTTGGATGTATGATGAAAAATAATTTCGCATTTACAGATAATGAAAATTCGGATTTAAGAAAAATAGTATTTTTAATTGGAAAAAAATCTAATTATCAGAGATCATTCTTAAAATATATATTGAATCAAAATATAAATATTATAACTAATGATTTCATGGTTTCTAAAAAGGAAAAAAAAAAAAAAAAATTCAAAGAAATTTCAATACAATATGTACATTTTTATAATTTTGGTTTTATGTTTGGAAAAGATTTGGAGAAATCATTTTTGATAATTTAATGATAATTACTTAAAGTTATAATATTGAAATAGATATAATTTAATAAATGATATATTTTTCATATTTAATATATATATTAATATTTCTTTTTGTATTGATTTTGATAATTGATATAAATATTAAAAAATCTAAAAACAAAAGATTATGTGATGAGAATAGAATTAAAAAAGAGAATGAAAGGAAATCGCAAAGAAAAGAGAATATAATTAAAAATCGTGAAACTAGGTTAGAAAAAATAAAAAAACTAAAAAAAATGTAATAATAATGAAAAAAAGAGTACTTAAAATATTGTTACATAATATATTGTAATGGCAAAACGAAGAATCGCTGATTTAAAAGCATTATCCAAAACACATTCATTAGATTTTGAAGGTGAAAATTTAAATATATTTCATGTTCATTTAAGTGGTTTGAATGAGGAACCATGGATTGGGGGAATTTGGAAATTGAGAGTTGAGTTACCTAAACAATATCCATATAAATCACCATCTATTGGTTTTGTAACAAAAATATGGCATCCAAATGTGTGTTTTAATTCGGGAACAATATGTTTGGATGTACTTAATCAAGAATGGTCACCAATATTTAATTTGGAATGTATTGTTACCAAATATTTGCCTTTATTGTTACAAAATCCAAATCCGAATGATCCTTTAAATTCAGAAGCAGCAGATCAATTGTTAAATAATGAAGAATTATTTAACGAAACAGTAAGAGCGAATATAAATAAATATTGTAATTTAGAAAATAAATAAATATATAAAAAATTTGAAATTTAAATATAAAGATAATTTTATTAAATAATAAATATGTCAAATTTGGATAGGAATAAAATAAGTGAAGGTGGAACTATGGAGAATAGTTTAGAGGTTTTTGAGGATTTTGAGGATATGAATTTAGATGATAATATTTTGAGAGGTATTTATTCTTATGGTTTTGAACGACCAAGTAAGATTCAACAAAGAGCAATAGTTCCAATAATTGGTGGGGGAGATATTATTGCACAATCGCAATCTGGAACGGGAAAGACAGCAACATTTTCGATTGGAACATTACAAAGATTAAACGAAGACATGAATTATATTCAAGGAGCAATTTTAGCCCCAACAAGAGAGTTAGCAAATCAAACATACAATGTTATAAAAGAACTAGGTGAATTTACAAAATTAAATATAACTAGTTGTGTTGGTGGAGATTCGGTTAAATTGAATATGGAAACATTATTATCAAGAAAAAATCCAGTACATTGTGTTGTAGCAACACCTGGGAGATTTATTGATTTATTAAAGAGGAAGGGAATTGATTCTAGACATATAAAAATATTAGTAATTGATGAAGCTGACGAGATGTTATCTAAGGGATTTAAAGAGCAGATTTATGAACTCTTTCAATATATGCCAAATGATATCCAGGTTGTTTTAATTTCGGCAACGATGCCTAAAGAAATGTTGGAACTGACGAAATGTTTTATGAGAGATCCGAAAAAAATATTGGTTAAAAATGAAGAATTAACATTGGAGGGAATCAAACAATTTTTTATAGATTGTAGAGAGAAAAATTGGAAATTTGAAACATTATGTGATTTGTATGAAGTAGTATCTATTTCACAATGTATAATTTATTGTAATACAAAATCACAATTAGATTGGTTATCTAAAAATTTAAGAGATAGAGATTTTACTGTTTCATCAATTCATGGAGACTTAAGTACATCAGAACGAAATGAAATAATGAATTTATTTAGATCTGGATCAACGAGAATATTAATATCAACTGATTTGCTTGCTAGAGGAATTGATGTACAACAAGTTTCGTTGGTTATAAATTATGATATTCCAAATAACACTGAAAATTATTTGCATAGAATAGGAAGAAGTGGGAGATTTGGCAGAAAAGGTGTAGCAATTAATTTTTGTAGTAAATTTGAGATTTCAAAAATGAAAGAAATTGAGAACTTTTTCAGTACAAAGATTGAACCTTTACCGGAAAATTTCTCAGCAATTTTATAATAAAATTTATAAAATTTATAATTTATTAACTTTAGTGATTAAACAATTTTGACACATTTTTTTTTGGTCATGTTTGCCCAATCCATGTATTTGAAAATAATATGGACTATTTTCTGTCAATGAAAATGTTTTGTGACAGAAATTACATTTAAATTTAGAATAATATTTTGATAGATTTATTCCCATAAATAAAACTATAAATATAAAAAATTTATTTAATTATTTTTTAAAAAAAAAAAAATTGAATTATTTCTTTAAAAAAAAATTCATAATAATCAAATATTATGCCGAAGAATTATAACAAATACGAAAAAGCTAGGAAAAGTTCAATTAAAAATTTTAAAATTAAAGAGTTTTGGGTTCATTTTCATTCTCTTGTAAAAGATCTTAAAAAAAATAATAGAACTGCAATTAGATTAAAAGAAATTGTTCTTTTTAAAAAAAAACAAGCTTTTAAAATCTATTCTAATGATAATTTGATCTTTAGATTTTTAGAACAACAATTAAGATTGTTGGAATTGAATAATTATGAGACTGTTTTATCTATATTAAAAATTAAGACCAATAATATGGTTTATAAATTAAGATAAACTGATATATTTATTATTTTTTTTTTTTATTAATAATTATACTTTCTGATTTACAAATTTTCCTATTCTGAATACAGAATCTAAGACAAAGATAATGAAAATACCAGTTAATATAAATAAAAATATATCTGATAAATTATTACTTTCGCCTTGATGATCCATTTTATCTATTAGAATTCCAATTTTATCAATTAAAAAGGATAAATTATGATTTGAATCATTATCATCTTGATATTGATTTTCTTTTCTATCATCTGTATTTGATACCATATTTTCATATTTTTCTAAATTAACAGAGTTATTATAGGATTGTTCATTTATTTCATTATTTTCTGAATCATACATTTCTTGTGAATAATTTTTGGGTAATTGATTATTAATTATTTCATTATTTACATTATTATTAACTCTAAATTCATTATTTCGTTCATAATTATTTTCTTGTGCAATATTATTATTTATTTGATTTTGGTACATATTTTGTTGTTGATCTAAATCAAAATTAATAGTGGATAAATCTTCTTGCATATTATTATTTTGAACAGGACCAGGAATATCATTTTCGATTTCAATATAATTTATAGGTTGTCTATTTGTTGGTCCATTATGTTGTGGTAATCTATTCATTCCTCTACTAAAATTATAATTTTTTTTCATTGATATATCATTAGGATTATCATCTGGAATTTCATTAAAATTATTATATAAATATTTCGTATTATTTCTTTGAGATATTTTAGTTTTATTAAGTCTTCTGATTCTATCTTCTCTTTGTTTTTGAAGATCTCTTAATTCTCTCTTAGTAAATGGGATTGTAATTTCTTCACTATTTTGATAATTGATAGATCTTTTTTTTTTTCGTTTTGGTTTTGGATAATTTGGATTTTCAAAATTCTCAATTTGATAGTTTCCTCTTGATTGATTATCATTTCCAAAATTTGAACCCCATGCTTCCTGAATAGAACAATACATGAAAAATAACTATTTTATTATTATATATATATAAAATTTTTTTAATTTTTATTTATTTGTATAATAATTTTTTATAATTAAATAACAATGAATAAAAATTTATGGTTCTTACTTTTTTTTATTTTAATTTTATCTATTTCTTTATATATAATTAGAAAAAATAAACCTATTACAGAAAATTTTTATGCTTCAGGTAAACTCCAAATTTATAATCCTCCAAATATAAAAAAAGATAAAGATGGGAATTTTGAATATGATAGTTATAGCTATTTCAAAGTTACAGATCCGCCTATTAAATATTATAAACCGTTAGATAATGTTGTTCAGGCTGAAGATGAAAATAATCTATATGAATGTATACCAGAAGAAATAAATCAAGAGGAGACATTTATATATGATGATACATGTTTTGATTATGATGATCAAGAAACCTGTGGTAAGACACTTGATCCAAATATGTTTATTTACAAACAAGATGAAATTGTAATTACTGATAAAGATTATCAAAATAAATTGCTCTTTAGACCTGGAGAGCAAAGAGGAAAGAAATATTATCAGGATACATATGGAAAAACCAAACCAATACATGGTTTTCAGTCATTAGTACCAAAAAATGATGAAGAAATAATACCAGGGAAACTGTGTGATCTATCTAAATGGTCACCTTGGAGTAAGTGTGAAAATAATTGGGATAAATGTAGCAATAATTATAATAATGATATGTGTAAAAAACAAAAAAATAAATATTCTAATATGAGAAGAAGAACAAGATATGTTTTAAATACTCCAAAAGGATGTCATTCACCAACAAATCCATTACTTGAGCAAATAGAACCATGTAATTCGTGTAATTGGGAATTATATCCAGTTCAGAAGAAATCAGATGAATCAAAATCATCTAAAGAAAAGGATGATCCATTTAGCTATGCGCGCGAGAATGAATTAAGAAATGATCTGTATCCCAATAATATATTTGAAGAATTACTTTAAATAGATTTAGTGATTTATGATTGTTGAAATAGTTTACGATTCATAAAATAAATTTTTTTTCTTGTATATAATTAAATAATATAGATGTATCAAAATTATTTATTTCTTTTAATTTTAATGATTTTTATTTTATATTTTTTTTATTTCAAAAATTTAGATAATGAATCTTATCAAAATTATAAATATACACCTACGCCTGTACCTTATGAATTTCCACCACCGATACCTCCACCACCAATTATTGGACCTCCAGGACCACCTGGACCACCTGGACCTCCAGGAAATGATGGTTGTCATGGTAAATTAGGAAACACTGGTGCTAAAGTTGTATGTACGCAATGGATCTATCCTAAATCTAATCTTTACAAAAAAAAAATATTAGGTAAAAAATTTAATTAATTTTCAGATTTATCTGAATGAATAGATCTATACACAACTTGAGAATCTCTGAAGTCGTTATACAGACTTACTGAAAGATCAGAATCTTCATTTGAATCTATGGGAAAATTTTGATTTGTTTCTTCTTCTATTATAGGTGCGAAACCATTTATTTCTGGTTTGTCATTATAGATAATAGATCCTAGAAATATGATAATAAATGAAAAAAAATCTGCTGCTGTAATTTTTTGAGCATGAGATCCAACAATTTTATCATAAGATCCTATCCATGCTGTAATTGGGGATTTTAATGCGTTTACAATAATAAAATTAACTGAACTACCTTCTCTTATTATTAAAAACATTAGTATATTAATAATTGTATTTATAATTTGATAAATAAAAAGATATAATAATGAAATATTACAATCATCATCATCATTTGAATTTATTCCAGCAAATTGGCATTTGGTTGCGTTTACAAAATATGAACCAAGTTGATTAAATTTTATATGATTTCCAGCAGGTTCGGGTAAGGGAATAAATAATATTGGAAACGTTAATAACCCAAATAAAAATTGCCATAAAGAGATCCATGCATTTAGCCATATAATACTATAGTTTTCATCATTTTTTAAAAATATTTCTTTTGCTATATATGATGCGATTCCTGGAAATAAACTTAAGGCATATAACATTATCCATATAAATTTATTATCTTGATTATTTTGAAAATCGGGAACAAAAGCTTCTAATATACCATAAATTGTTAAAAACACGCCCAAATAGTGAGTATTTAGATATCTTCTTTTAAGGATTATAAATGATGCTAACATCATAAGAGGTAAAGTTAATTTATCAGTAATGGTCATAACAATAATACTTAAATATGGAGTTGCTAATGTACCTATAATGCTATTTAGAGAATCAAAAACACCTATTTTAATAATATTCATTGTTCTGATTTCGTTTTCTTTTTTAAATTTTTTTTTTTTATAAAACATTAGGAACCAAGTAGGAATCCAAAAGAAGAGGCAACCAAATAAAGGAAATATGAGAGACCCAGCATACCAATTATAATTTTTCATAGTATCTACCCATTTGACATAAAGTATATAATCTATAGAAGTAAAGAAGAGTAATGATAATATGTACATATAAAGTTTAAGATTTTTATGAATATTCTCTTTAAAATATTGACAGAGGTGATTCATTAGATGATAGAGTATTAATTGTTTAAATGTTTTTATAATTTTTCTTTTATTTTGATTTTAATATTTTTAAAAAATATTTCTTTTAGATAATTATATGGAGAATTTTGATCAATTAAAAAATATTAATTCAAAAATCTATAATTTATTTAAAAATAAATATTTTGTATCAGTAATATGTTTTTTATTAGCAATTTATATATCATTTATTCAGGTGAATTTGACAGAAATTGAAAAAAAATATTTTAAGAATCCTATATTAAGGATTTTTTATTTATTTGTTATTATTTTTATATTTAATTACAGTCCAATAATCAGTATATTATTTATGATTACTTTTTTATCTATGACAAGTTCATTAAGTGCAGAAGATTTTAAATTAAAAGAAAAGTTTGGTAATTTAAAAGAAAGTGAGTTTATTATGGAAAATTTTGCGAATAAAAATAAGAAACATAATAAAAAACATAATAAAAATAAAAAGAAAAAGAAAAAGAAAAATGATATAAGAAGAAAAGTCGCAAAATTATTGGAAAATATTTCGAAAGATAATGATACTAAAATTTTTGCAAAAGTATAATTTTTAAATATGATAAAATTATCTATTATAATTAATATAAGTTATGTTATTCAAACCTTCTGAACAAACAGAGTATATGTATAAATATATGATTGGATTTCTTTTTTTAAATTTCGCAATTTATTCTGATATTCATTATTGTATTTCTGAAAATTTAATGAATTACTTACCTTACATTAAATTTATTTCTATTTTAGTAATTATTTATGTTTATACTTTAGATTTATCATCATGTATTTTATTAGCTGTAAGTTTTAGTATTTTTTCAAACATAATATATATAAAAAAATACTTAAGAGAGTTTTTTTTAGACTATGGAATTGAGACTATGTTATCTGAATCTGAATATCAGGATCCAAATTCAATAAGTTTGAGTGAATTTGAAAAAATGAAAAACCATTGTATGAAGACAAATTGGGAAGACGAAACTTGTGAAATGATTAAAGAAAAATTAATTAATTTATGTTCAGATAGATATACTAAACCATTAAAATCTTGGGATACAATAAAATCTGGATATAAAATAGACAATAAAAATATTGATATTCCATGTAAAGAATTAAAAGATATATTAGTGGGTAAGGAAAAATTCAAAACAATTTTAGAAAGAATTTAGAGTAAAAACCAAATTTTTGTTATAAATAAAATATATTTTTATATATATAATAAAAAAATGAATAAATCAATGATTGATAATATTATTATAATAATATTAGTTTTTATTATTTCCTTTTACAGTACAAATATGGAAAAACCTTATCCTGATTTTATTTACAATGCAATGTTTGAGCCTTTGTTTAAATTTATTTTCTTATGTATCATTATTTATGCCACTAGCCACAATACAACAATAGGAATTTTATTAGCAATTTTATTCGTTTTCTGTAATAACGATTTGAGTATATTAAATAATCTATCTGAAGGTTTTAATAATGGACCACCAGTAAATACATGTTCTATATATGATCCTTTAAAAACAAAACAAATTGGAACTGCATTTTATCCGATTAATCCAGATTATTAAGAAAATTATTATAAATATATATTTAAAATATTTATAGTTAATTATTTTATATGTATATTATAGCAAATGTTTAAAAATACGATTAATAATATAGCTTTTTTACTTATAATTTCGTTGATTATTTTTTATTTCATTTTTAATTTATATGATAAAGATGTTCGCAATCCAGAAATTAAAAAATTTTTAGGATTTTTGTTTATTATCATGATTATGACAAATGGCATTTTTCAAGTCTTTCCAATTTCGTTTTCAATAATTGTTATGTTTTTGTATATGCTAATGATTCTTGATTTTAATCCTAAAATTTCGTTAGAAAATTTTGAAGTTACAGAAAAATCAAATAAAAAAAAAAAAAAAAAAAAAAAAAAAAAAAAAAAAAAAAAAAAAAAAAAAAAAAAAAAAAAAGGAAAAAAAAAAAAAAAAAAAAAAA